TATTTATCCTAATATTGGAAATACAGAAACAATGGCTGGTGGATTTGCTGAAGGCTTAACACAGTACATGACTCCTGGTGTTGGATACTACAAATTATTTAATGGTATTCTGCAAGGTAGAAAAATTTTAGGACCTATTGTTAGAGGATTGATGACTGAAGGGGCAACAGTAGCAACTGCTCAAGTTGCTGGTGATCCAAACCTAGTAGGATTTTTTGTTGATGTGTTTAAAGTAGATAAGACACAGGCTGATAGTATGGCCAAAGAGTTTATTAATTGGTTAGCAACACCAGAGGAAGATTATACTGCTGATAGTGTTTTTGAAGAAAAAATAAAAAGTATTGTAGCAGATGGACCTATTGGTCCTGTTGGTGAGTTTGTTGGACCAGCCTTAACCTTGTTTGGTAAAATATTTAAAAAGGGAAAGAATGATCCAGAGGTAATGGAAGAGTTTAAATCTCTTAGTGCATCAGCTACACCCGAAGAATTAAAAGATGGTTATCCTCCTGTTGCAAAAGAAAATGAACAATTAAATCTTTTAGAACAAAATAGTTCTTCAGCAGTAAACATGATTATAGAAAATCAAGCTATAGAAGGAACAGGTAAAATTGTAAAAGCAACTAACAAAAATAAAGTAATGCTAGATGATGTTGTTAATTACTTTGATACTAATCAAAAAACTTTAGATATTAAAAATCCAGATGATTTTAAAACTATTGTCAATAATTCTGTAGAAGAAATTAATTATCAATTAGATCAAGAAGTAACAGGTGCTGGATGGTATGATAAAGATGTTAACGATGCAATGTCCATGCTTGACGATTATGTTCCTGTTATAAAAGAACAGCCTATCTTAAAAGAATTAGTTCCTTTTTTTACTGCTATAGCTTCACCAGGTACACCTGTTGGAAGTGATTGGGCAGTAGCTGTTAAATTATTAAAACAATACGCAGATACTGGAACGCTTCCTAAAACAAATCCAGAAACAGGACTTGGATGGACAAGAAGGCCACATCTTAAAACACAATTAGAATTTACAGAAAAATTTATAGAACAGTATGGACTAAAGCAATTCTTGTTATTTTTAGAAACACCTACGACAGTTAAAGAAGTAAATGCTATGAGAACTGCATTTGGTTTTAATAAAATGGCTGGTGCTATGAATAAAGAAATTTTAGGGGCTGATATGTTTGGTCCTAAAGTTGGTCCATTTATGAAAAACCTAAAAGGCCTAAGTGATAATAATGTACCAGATATTTGGTTTACTAGAGGATTTAATCGTAAGGCTGGTAATATGTATATTACTACTAAGGATGGTGTAAAATCTAATGCAGATCAGCCTAGAAATAATGCAGAAAGAGAAATAATGGATCAAATGATCAAGGATGTTTCTGAAATGGTCGGCTTTAATATGCGTGACACACAGGCAATCTTATGGTACTTTGAGCAAGGTTTATATACAAAGCTAGGAGTTAAAAGTGAACCAAAAAGTTATGCAGACGTCACAAGAAAAATCATTGAAGGAAAAGCCAATGACAGCACAGGAAGCCTATCTACGAGTGCAAAAAATGAAACTATCCAAAATGAAGGATTGGAAGCCAACAAAGACACAAAAGGTGTAGTTACAGATATTCCTTCTAATGAAGGAGTACAATGATAGAAGAAAATCCAGTTTTACCATCAGAAGAATTAGTCGATAATAATACTACGGACATCAATGTATTGATGGAGGATCAGTTAGCTGAAGAAAAACTTCCAGAAGAATACGATGTTGCGGTTAATATCTTTCCAAAGAAAATGCCTAAACCAAAGGATGATGTTACCTATAAAGATAAAACACATGGCTCAACAATTAATGAAGCTATGGAAAAACAACAAGAGATATTAAAAACAAAAGTACCCGATAATAAAATGTACACTTTTGAAGAAGGTACAGGCAATGTTATTTTTAGAAACTTCTCAGAGAATGAACAACAGATCATAGAAGAAGTTATGACTGATTTACAAATGGGTAAACTACAGCCCATTGAAGGATCATTACAGACAACACTAAGAGATATAGAAGGTTCTATTTTTGATAGTAAGGCAACACTACAAGATGCTGTTGCTACAATATTTAAAACAAATATAGAAATTGCAAAACGTGGTTCCATGTCAATGGATGAAATAGCTGTCATTGCTTCTAAGTACGGTAGGAATGATGTCTACATGAAAATTCTAAAAAGAAAACCTGGTGAGCCTTTTGAAACAACGTTAGCTTACAGAGCCATATTAGAAACTGCCATTGTTAGAGCAGAGGTAGATAGATTAGCTGGTGCAATATTAAAAGATAATCCTTCTCAAGCAGATGTAGAAGCCTTCTATAAAACATTTAGATTATACGGGGCCTTATACAGTCAGACTGCTGGTGCATTATCAGAGAGTGGTAGAACACTTGGTGTTGTATCTAAAATGGACTCACCTAAATTAGAGGGTGTTAGTGAATTAGAAAACATATTTAAAGACATGGGTGTAGACCCAACTAATATGGATGAAGTAAAAAGTATTGCATCAGCGTACTTACAATTACAACCATATCAAAAAACACAATTTGTTAAAGATAGTTACTCTAAAAAATTACGAGATGCTTGGGCTGAAGCGTGGGTAATGACAAGACTGATGTCACCTATTACGCATACAGTTAATATTGTTGGTAATACTTCTTTTAATGCTTTGAGAATTGCTGAATATGGAATTGCCGCTGGTATCAATAAATTACCAATTGTGGGTTCTAAAGAAGGTGTTATGTTCAATGAAGTATGGGCAATGATTAAGTCAATGAAGTACGGATCAAAACTAGCTGTTGGCAATGCATGGACTTCATTAAAAACTGGTGATGCATCAACAACAAAATTAGACTTACGAAAAGATAAAGCCATTACAAGAGATTTAGCTGGATCATTAAAGGATACTCCTCTTGGTTATTTCTTTGATTATATGGGTGCTGTTGTCAGAACTCCTGGTAGATTACTTGTTGCGGAAGATGAATTTGCCAAAGGATTTTTATTTCAAATGGAATTAGAAAGATTGGCAACTGTTAAAATGAATACTGCCATAGCAGATGGTATTGATAATGCGTCAGCAGAAAAAATATACTTACAAACATTAGCTGATCCAGATTCAGAAACAGTCAAACTTGTTCAAGAGTCTATGTTAGAAGGTACATTCCAAAAAGATTTACCACCTGGCATACTACAAAAAGCACAGACTATTTTAAATGTTCCAGAAATGAAATTGTTTGTACCGTTCTATAAAACAATCATGAATATTTTCATGGAAAGTAATAAACGAAATCCAGCATTATTTATGTTCATGCCTAGTGTTCGTAAAAATTTATCGGGTGCAAATGGTAAACACGCACAACAATTAGCATTAGCCAAAGTATCTACTGGGGCAACATTAATGTACACATTCGGATCAATGGCTTACGGGGCAAATACATCTAATCCTAATATGATGATTACGGGTATGGTTCCTCCAAGAAAATCTGAGAGAGAAGCCTTCTTACGAAAAGGATTACAGCCCTACTCTATTTGTAATATGCAAGATGATGGATTGTTTGAGTGTACTTCGTATGCAAGATTTGATCCTATATCATCCTTATTAGCTATATCAGCGGACTTTGCTTATATGTCATCAAGACCAGATCAATACGCTGATCCTAATTATATTAATATGACTACTGATCTTTTCCAAGCTGGTTTAGGTTCTATATTTCCTTACATTACACAGCAACCTTTTGCGACAGGTATCACAGAAATTGGAGCCTTGTTTCAACCAGGGTACGGTGATGCTAATGATATGGCAACTAGAGCCTTAACACAATTAATGTCTAAGGGAACAGAAGCTACTGTTGGACTTGCTATTAATCCTCTTGGTACTTTTGGTAATTACTTAACAAAAATGTCTGATCCTACTTACTACGAACAAATGATTACAACAGATCAAGCATCATGGTTTAGAGAAAATTTTGATGGGGATATACCAGCACCTATCAGAGCCTTTTACAAAGCCTACAATAAAGCAATGCACCAAAGCCCTTTCTATAATGCAGAATTAGAACCACGATTAAATTTATGGGGTGAGGAAATGGTAGGACCAGAACAAAATATGTTTAGCCCTATCCGTGTTACAAAAGAAAAGTACAACCGTGTTGATGATTTATTAGTAGAATTAAATTTAGGTATTGCTATGCCAAGAGCCTTTATTGGTGGCATCCCTCTCACAGCAGAAGAGTACCATACAATTATTCGTTATACGAATGAAGATTACGGTGACGGTAATATGCTAGATGAAATGTTAGAATTAATGGATGAAGAAGAATTTACAGAATTATTGCCTGGTGATAAATTAGAGGGTTTAAGGACAATTGTATCTGCTAGAACATTAATAGCTAAACAACGATTTTTAGAAGAGAATGAAAACTTTAATGACAAAGTAGAACTCTTAAAATCAAAGATTAATCTTAAAGGAAAGAAATAGGTCTATTTTAGGTAATGATATGTTTCTATTCAAAATATTTGGTTTATGCTTTACAAATGGCAAAACATAGGTTTACAAATTAGATGGCAGATTTTACAATAACTGACGTACACCGTAAAGCACAATTCACCGTTGGCTCAAGCAACCAACAAGGTCCGTATGCTTTTACATTTAGAGTTAATTCGGGATCAGATTTAGCTGTCTATGTAAATTCAACATTAAAAACTTTAACTACACATTATACTGTTTCCCTGTCCTCTGGATCGGGTTCTATTACTTTTGCTTCGGGGCAATACCCTACTGAAGATGACATCGTTACAATTCTATCGGCTGATACAATACAGCGTACTACTGCGTATTCTACTGGTGGATCAATGACTGCTTCTTCTTTAGAAACAGAATTAGATGACCAAGTTATATTTGACCAGCAAATGTCTGAGAATATTTCTAGGTCTATTCAATTACCACCGTACACAAAAAGAACGACATCTAGCACGGGTACGTCTGGTGAATTATATTGGCCTTACGATAATACAGCTTCCAATAATGCAAATAAGATTGTTGCGTATGACAGCAATGGTACTGCCTTAGAATCTATAGCTAAACCTGGAACAAGTGTTTCTGTATCTACTGTAGGTGTTGGTGGTTCTGCTACTGCTACATACAATTCTACAACTGGGGCATTTGCTTTTGGTTTACCTACTGGTGCAACGGGTGCTACTGGACCTACTGGACCTACAGGACCTACTGGAAGTCAAGGACCTACAGGACCTACGGGGCCTACAGGTGATACAGGATCTACTGGATCTCAAGGTTCTACAGGACCAGCGGGACCAACTGGACCAACTGGACCAGCGGGGCCTACGGGTTCTACGGGACCAACAGGACCAGCGGGTTCTGGTTCTATGACAAACTTTGTACTAGAGGATGATGATGGTACAGAAGTTACAATTGAAGATGGAAAAGAAGTTAAGTTTATTGGTTCTGGTATTACAACAAATTGGACTGATACAGATAATGGTACTGATGCTGATCCGTATGATTTAACTTTTACTGTTGATGCGGCACAAACAGGTATTACTTCCCTACTCGCTACCGATATAAAAATTGGTGAGGATAATGAAACTAAAATAGATTTTGAAACTGCTGATACAATTAACTTTTATGCGGGTAATGAAAAACAATTAATCTTAACTGATGGTGCTTTAACTCCTGGTGCTAATAATATTCTTGACCTTGGTAGTAATAGTGTTGAATTTAAAGATGCGTACTTTGATGGTACGGTAACTGCTGATGCTTTTGCTGGACCATTAACAGGTAATGTAACAGGTAATGCTTCTGGTACAGCGGCTACAGTTACTGGGGCGGCTCAATCTAATATTACTTCTCTTGGTACACTTACGACTCTATCTGTAGATAATATTACCGTAAACGGAAATGATATTTCTTCTACTGATACAAATGGCAATATTACTTTAACAACTAATGGCACAGGTAAAATACAATTTAATGACTTGGCATATATTCCTCAACAAGCCTTAACATCATCATCAAATGCGGTAGCCTGGGATACTCAAGCTAAACCAAATGCTTATCATATAACAACAGAGAACACGACTTTCTCTGCACCTACTAATGGTGTTGAGGGTGCGTTTATTTGTTTAGAAATTAATTACAATGGCTCACATACAATTTCCTGGAACACAGCTTTTGAATTTCCTTCAAGTACAGAGCCTACGGAAACTGCTACTGATGGCAAGACGGACATTCATGTATTCAGATACAATGGTGCTATCTGGCAAGAAGTGGGTAGATCAATGAATTTAAGTGAAAGTTAAAATATGTATGCAATAGTAGAAAGTGGTAGCATTACCAAACAATTTAATCATCCTAAAAAATTAACAATCAATAATGTTCAATACTCTTCAAAGATTTTTTCTTTATGGACTGTTGCTGAAAAGAAAGCCATTGGCATATACGAAGTAGAGTATGACAACACGAATAAAAAAGATGAAGAGTGGTACATCAATACTAACCAGACTCTAACCTATGATGCTAGTGCAGATAAAGTTGTTGCAAGTTATGGTACAGCAACAGCTAAAAAAATTGCTGATACCTTATGGACAGAGCAAGATAAAACAGATGGTTTAATTCCAAGTGATAAAGATGTAGGTGACGTTGCAACTGAAGGTTTAAAAACAATTAAGAAAAGAATGATAGACAATCAATGTGCTGGAATACTAGCACCCTCTGATTGGATGGTAGTCAAGGCTACTGAAACAGGTACGACAATGGATAGTGGATGGAAAACATGGAGGGCAAATGTCAGAACGAAATGTAACTCCATGCAAACACAAATAACTAATGCTAGTGATGTTGATGCTTTGGCTACTTTGTTTACTTACACAGAACAAGAAGATAAAAGTGTAACACGACCATTAGGCGAATTTCCTGTGAAGGAATAATATGCCATTAATCCTCCCAGCAAGAACATTAGATAGTGGTTTTAATATAGATAATTCACTTAGATTTAATGATGATGATAATGCTTTTTTATCAAGAACTCCAAGTTCAAGTGGCTCAAGAACAATAGCAACTGTTAGCTTTTGGGTTAAGAGGGGAAATTTAAAGGCTAGTGGTGACCATTTTATGTTAGAGGCTTCATCTTCAACTTCACCTTTTAATATGACAAGAGTAAGATTTTCTAATGATTTACTCGTTATTGATAATACTTTAAATGGTAGTGCCGCTAATGGTTTTATGTTCCAAAGCAATAGAGAATATAGAGACCCTTCAGCATTTTATCATATTTTTTTTAGTATTGATGTAACCCAAGCAAATGCAACTGATGGGTGGTTATTATATGTTAATGGAGTACAACAAACTAAAGCATTATCTTTTTGGACACAAAACGCAAATCTTGAATTTTCACAATCTAGTGTTCAAATGAATATTGGTCGTAGACATGATAATACAAACGATAATCTTGATGGTTGCTTAGCTGAATATCATTACATAGATGGCACAAGAAAATTGTATACAGACTTTGGTGAATTTAATGATAACGGAGTATGGATTCCTAAAGAATATACTGGTGGTTCTTATGGAACTAATGGTTTTTACATGGAGTTTAAACAAAGTGGGACAGGTACAAATGCAAGTGGTATGGGTGCAGATACAAGTGGTAATACTAATCACTTTGCAGTTTCTAACCTAACAGCAACAGATCAAACAACAGATACACCTACCAATAATTTTGCTACGCTAAATTCTTTATCTGAAATTTCAACAAGTGTAACATTTAGTGAAGGTAATACTAAAGCAAGTATAGGGGCGGGTTCTACTAATAGGTCTGTTGGTAATATGGGATTTACTTCTGGTAAATGGTACTATGAAGTTAAGTATGTTTCTACCTCAGCAAGTGCTAGTTATTTAGAAGTTGGTTTTGTTAATACTAATATTTCAATGCGGTATCATATAAGAGGTAGTGACGGCGAAAGATGGGATAATACAGGACCGAGTTCAGCTACAAGTTATAGGCACGATCCAAGTGATATAATTGGAGTGTATATAGATGCAGATAATCAAAAATGGTATTTACAAGTAAATGGTTCTAATGAAGATGCGGGTAACGGAACAGCAGATGTTTCGGCGGGTACAGGATTTGTAAATCAAAATTTTCCTGTAACAGATTTTATATTACCTTATTTTTCTAATGCAAGTGGAAGTGGTGGTCATGTTTTTGAAATAAATTTTGGCAACGCTCCTTTCTCAATATCTAGTGGAAATGCAGATGCAAATGGGTATGGTAACTTTGAATATAGCCCTACAAATGATGGTGTAAATTTTTATGCTCTATGCACGAAGAACCTAGCGGAGTACGGATAATGGCTTATACAACAATAGACGACCCATCAGCATATTTTAATACATTATTATATTCTGGAAATGCTAGTACAAATGCACTTACAAACAGTGCAAATGCTGGTAATATGCAACCAGATTGGTTATGGCTAAAATGTAGAAATGATGCTGTTTCACACCAAGTTTTTGATACATCTAGACAAACAAGTGGAGAGTCAACTTTAGTTATAAGACCAAATACTACTGATGCTGAATCTAATGTTTCTGGAGATGGAATGACATCTATTGATTCAAATGGTTTTACTTTAAATGGAGGAGGTTCTGGCGGAGGTGTTAATGAAAGTGGTAAAACCTATGTAGCATGGCAATGGAAAGCTAATGGTGGAACAACATCAACACTATCTGGAGGAATCTCAGCAACAGTACAAGCAAATACAACATCTGGATTTTCTATTGTTAAATTTACAGCAAGTGGAAATAATAACCAAGTTGAACATGGTTTAGGTGCTGTTCCTCATTTTATTATAGCTAAAGGAAAAGACGTAAGCGATAATTGGTTTGTTTATCATAAAAGTATAGGGGCTAATGGATACATAATGTTAAATCAAACTAGTGCTACGGATAGCCCTAACTCAACAGTTTGGAGAAATATTGACCCAACAAGTCAATATTTTTATGTAAGCACAGGTGGATTTAATGATGATTCTACAGATGTTATAGCCTATTGTTTTGCCGAAAAACAAGGCTATAGTAAATTTGGTAGCTACACAGGTAATGGTAATGCAGATGGCACTTTTGTTTACACAGGATTTAAACCCGCTTGGCTTATGGTTAAAAGAAGTAGTGATGCTCAAGGGTGGATTATATGGGATAGCAAAAGAGATACTTTTAATATAGCAGATGCACCTTTAACAGCAAGTGAATCATCAGGAGAAGATAATAAAGAAGTAGACTTGCTTTCTAATGGATTTAAATTTAGGTCAGCAGATACAGCAACAAATGCGGCTTCAACATACATATATATGTGTTTTGCTTCTTCACCTCTAGTTGGATCGGATGGAACCCCATGCACAGCGAGATAAATCCTAAATGCCCAGTATGCGGTGGTGATGAAAACAATTGTTTTTGTGATGACGAATGTGAAAGCTGTGGTGCTTAATGAAAACATTATTTGTTCTTTTAACTTTTATAACTTTTGTTGCTGTTGCAACTGATACTAAAAGTGCGGATACCAACACGGTGTCTAGTACGGTAGTGACCTCAACGCCTGGTAGTGCTAACTCCCCTTCCGTTGTTGTAAACAATTCTAATATTTGTAAGACTGCTGTAGCGGGTGCGGTGCAAACCCAGATCCTTGGAATTTCTTCGGGGATTACGGTGCGAGATGAGGTATGTGAGTTACTCCTTCTATCTTCAAAACTTTACCAATTTCAAATGAAAGTGGGTGCGGTGACTTTATTAGCTTCAGAGCCTAGGGTGTTTGATGCTCTTTTTTCTGCTGGTACTTATCCTCCTATTTATCTTAATGGTGAAAGTAAAATAGGAAATGATGCAAGAGATGCATGGTTAGACAATGTACATCTTATGCCAGAGGGTAGCTTAGTCAAAGCAAGATTACTTAAAGAAAAAGAAAATGAAATTGTAATAAGGAAGGAGGATAATCATGACCTTGAGAAGTTTTTATTTATGGCTATGGCTATGTATATTGGTATGCCTATCCTCTTCTAGTAAAGCTGTAGACTGCACAACAGATACTATTGGCTTGTGTACTCCTGGTGTTACGGAAACTATTATTGAAACAATAACCGAAGAAGTAATCCATGAAGCTGATGGGATTACAACTATCACTACTACGACACATGACATTACAACTACGACAGTTACCAATGAAAACTCTGGTGATATTTTAGATAGTGATAACGACTATGTTGTAAAATCTAAGGACGGTTCAATGCAAAATGATTGGGGGGGGCAAGGCCCCGCTTCTATGCCTACTGGAGATGCTTGTGGTCAATTGAATGTTACCAAGTGTGCTATGATTACTGGTTCGGGTAACTCTACATCTACGATGGGTGTTGAAGGTATGGGTACTACTTTTATTCAGACAGTAAATATTTCTGATCTTAATATTAAACATGGTGGTCAAGCTAACTATGAAATTAGAGTAGACAAACAAGATGCTAGTGACTCTATCTATATGCATATTACAGGTAAAGATGGAAACACCAATGTCTTTTCTGGTACTGATGTTCTTTCAGCAAGTGGCACAGCTTCGGGCTATCAAACATATGAAAGCAGTTTTGATTTTGCTGGTAGTTTAACAACAGTCATTATAGAAATTGGAGGTAGAGATATCAATCTTGCTATAGGCCCCATGTTCTCAAACGTTTCCCTTGAAATTTTGTATAACACTATCAACACCATTATAAGCCAACAAATAACTACTGTAGAAATGTTTGTTGCTCTTAACATAGATGCACCAGAAGAAATTATAAATATTGTTGAAGATATTTTTGACAGTAATGACATGGTGGATACCGATGAAGGTATGACTATGGAACCTATAGAGATGGAAGAAGTAACTTATGAAACTGTAGAAACAGAGATGGCTGAAATGATAGAGATGGAAATGCCAGAGATAGAAATAGAAGTAGCCGAAATAGAAATAGAAATAGAAGCAGAGATTGAAGCTGAGATAGAAACAACAGTAGAAGAAACTATTGAAGAAGAGATGACAGAGCCAGAGGTAGAAGTTGAAGAAACAAAAGAACCAGAGAAAGTTGTGGAGGAAAAAGAAGTAGAAGAAGTTGAGGTCAAGGAAGAACCTAAAGAAGAACCAAAGAAAGAAGAGTCAGCTAAAGAAAAAGCTGGTAAGAAAATTGTTAAGTCAATGAATGATAAGAAAAGATACGATGCTACTAATCAATTAAAAACATTAATTGTTATGCAAGTATTAGGTAACTCTAAATCATTCTTTCAAAGTCAAAAACTATTAGAGGATCGTCAAGGTTTCTTTAATAATGATGTACTAGCTGATGGTGAAATTAACTATAACCTTATGGGCCAATATCTTTTGTTTGTTGGTAGTGATGGGTTACATAACGAAATGGTGGAGAGTCAATGGCGGAACTAGAATTACCAGGCGGAATAAAATTTAAAGGCGGTAAAATTTTTTTAGTGTTAACTGCCCTATCAACATTAGCTGGTGGTGGGTGGACAGTTTATAAATTTATAGACGATTACTTAGAACTAAAAGAAGTTGTATCATCTTATGTATCACCAGACTTTTCAGAGTTTGATAAACGATTAGAGTTAGTTCAACAAGAAGTAGACATGATGCAAACAGAAATGAGTATGATTTTGCAAGAAGTATCTTTGGTGTCTGATGTAGCTAATGAACTTAAGACAGACCTTAGAACTGATGTTAGACGCATAGAGTCTATTGTTGAAGATGTAGAGCAACAAGTAAAACAAGATGCTAGAGATAATAGTAAAGATTTAAAAGAAACATTAACATCAATTGAGGATGACATGAATGAGTTAGACAAAGATATTAATGAAGCTATGACAAAGCTAGAAGAAACTATTGATAAAAGAATTAAGCTATCATTAGATAACCCTTTAAGTCAGATGAAGTAATGGCTGATTGGGAAAAAGAAATTGCTGAACTACGGACTGATGTAAAGCATATGTTGCAAAGCCAAGAAACAATGCAACGAGAAATTAAAAACTTACAAAAATTTTCAGCTATGGGTTCTGGAGGTTTAAAGGCTTTAGTAATGATAGGTATTGTACTTGGTGTAATTGCTAAGTGGATGGGGTTTTTTGATTAAGAACAAGCGAAGAAATGGATGACAGATGATAACACCTATAAATTATGGTTACTTCAACAACTTCTTGAAAGCAACAGATTGCCAGACGATAATCCAGAGTGGGAAGAAGAATTTATTGGAGGGCAAGACCTGGGGGAAGGATCAACAGGACCAACGCAAATCAAAAATAAGTTGGATGAACGACTTTCATTTAGGTCAAATCTTGTATACACAATTACAACAGGCAAACGACCAATTGCGGTGGAACTTACAAACTACGGTTATAGAGTGCATACAATTCACTAGCTACGGTGAAGGTGATTTCTATGATTGGCATAGGGATAATGATTTAGATAAACCTTTTGAAGAGGGATACTTAAAAGGATTAGTACGCAAGATTAGTTTTAGTATTTTATTAAATGATCCAGCAGAATATGACGGTGGTAATTTTCAATTTGAAATAGGTAATCCTAATGACAAAGATAGAATAAAAACATTAGATAAAACTACACAAGGTGGTGCTATTATATTTCCTAGTTACTTATATCATCGTGTTCAACCTGTCACAAAAGGTACACGTTATTCTTTAGTTGGCTGGGTATGTGGACAGCCCTGGAGGTAGTATGATTAACTATATTATTGCTGGTATCTTGTGCGTTGCAAACATACAATCGACAAATCTGTGTTTTGATGTTAGGATACCCGTGAAATTTGAAACCTTGGCAGAGTGCAATTTCAAGATGAAAGAGTTAATAAACGTACTCCATCCAGAGTTTACAGAACGAGGTTTGTTTATACGAACTAAATGCTTTGAAGAAATGAATATGAATGGAGAGAATACTATATGGACTACGACAGACTAAAAGAAGAAATTACAAATAGTGAAGGCTTACGACTACGGGCTTATCAATTAGAATACAACACAGCCGATGGTCCAGTCAAAGAACCATTTTATACTATAGGTATAGGCCACCGTGTTAAAGCAAGTGATAAGATAGATGTCAATAAAGAGTACACCTATGACTTTGTTCAGAAATTATTTGAGGTAGACTTCGCTATAGCCAAAGCTGGGGCAGATGAATTGTTAGGTGACTGTCATCCAATGGCGAAGGAAGCTGGAATAGAATGTGTCTTTGTCCTTGGAAAAAATGGCTTTAGTAAGTTTGGTAAGACAATAAAATTTATTAAAGAAGGAAAGCACCAGGAAGCATCGGAGGAAATAAAAGATTCAAAATGGTATCGTCAAGTACCACATAGGGTGGAAGAGATATCAAGAAAGTTGAGGGAAATATAATGTTAAATTTGTTACTTGGACCTGTTGCAAATATAGTTGGTAGTGCTGTCAAAGGTTACACAGAAACTAAGAAAGCAAAGGCAGAACAAAAAATTACTGAGATAAAAACTAAAACAGATATTATGAAAAAACAGATATCTGGTGAAATTGATTATGATTTAACTGCATTAAAAAATCAAAACGCAACATGGGCTGATGAAGCGTGGACTATATTATTTATTTTAATTATTGGTGGATGTTTTATACCTCCCTTTACTCCTTATGTAGAAAAAGGCTTTGTTGCTTTAAGTGCCACGCCCCAATGGTTTCAATTTGCCATGTACGGAGCGATTGGAAGTAGCTTTGGACTGAGGTCTATGACTAAGTTTTTAAAAA